AAATATTATCTCGTATCCTTTGTTTAATAGTTGGTTCGTGTTTAAATAGCCTAGTATTCTATTAATTTGTCCGGGGTCAATCTTCGGCTTAAAACCAAACTTTAGGTTATGCGTGTCCTTTCCATGTGTAGTTACGAAACATTTATTACCTATTATTTCGTAATCAATGAACTGCGTCTGATTGGTTACCGTGACATTCTTTAGGTCTCTCTCGATGTACTTCTTAAAGAACTGATTAACGAAGTAAGAGAAGTCGCCACTGTGGTTATCGTTGCAGATATTACGCACATATATCTTGTCGTAGAATGGTGCTAGGTACGTTATTAGCATTGTCTTAAAAGTAAACCCTACGTCAAACGCCTTTTGATTGCTCATGTTCTGAGGTAGTGCATGACCACCACGTGTAGTCTGACCATTAAAACCATCTAGGTAATCTCCTAGGTCAAGCAGATAAAGTACGTTGCTGTTCTGTTTGGCTAGCGTGTACGAGATCATCTTCTCTAGTCTATCGAATAGTATGTCCTCGTTCCACTCTGTTGGGTACAACGAACGACCTTTGTCGCTTGCGTCCATGCCAATGTGTACATCGGTAAAGACTAGCTTGTCAAACTCGCCATCGTAGACCTTCTTGCCTACCTTCTCTATGTTTAGTTTGGGAGCACTCGCTAGTATCTTCTCGAAGTCTAGGTCTAGTTCTTTTCCTGAGTTAAAGGATGGATTTGCAAAGAATAGTGATGCGTCCTTCGTCTTAATCCAACCGTGCTTAACATCGTTTTCGTTTAGGCCCATCTCATTGGACTTCTCCTTAATAGCTCTAAACTGTTTAATTAGGTCAAACTCCTGCGGGTTTAATCTAACACGTGGCACACCCTTACTTACGATGGGTCTGCCCCCTTTGTTTTTACTCATTTAAAAAGTTTAGTAAATAATTTAATTCTACTACGGAATGTTTCGCTTAATGAAACTCTTACTAGGAATCCTAATATAAATGCAATGATTACAAATAACCAATTAGTCTTATACTTTGTGATATATTTGTTTTGGTATTTTACCTTTTGAGCTTCAGCCTTGATGTATTTTGTCTTGTACTTGTATTCAGTCTTTATCTGAAATCGTGTTTTAGGCACATAGGATGTCTTGTAACGAACGATTGTATCTTTTTGAGTAAATACCTTCTCCCAAACAATTGAGTCGTGCACAATGACAGGAAATGAGTCTACTGACGTTATCTTGATTGTGTCAGAAACCTCCTCGCACTTATAACCCTTCTTAATAGCCTTATTAAGATGATATCTTGCAGAGCACGAAAATAATAGGTGCACTGTAACAAATATGAGCGCAATTCGTTTCATTACTTAAAAAATGAGCGCTTCTTATCAGCGCGGTTTTTAGATTGAGCTTGCATACGGGTCTTGGTCTTTGAGGTATGCGAGGCATCCTTGTGATCCATATTTCCATGCGTTCCGTTTGCTCTATTGATTCTCTGTAACTCAGCTCTGTACTTTTGTCTTGACGGAGTGTCTTGGTACTTAGAGTCGTAAGCTAACTTTTTCTTGCGTGCTTCCGGATTGTCGTGGTAGTACTTCGCTGTCTTTGATGTACCTGTCTTGGTACCTGCTAGTTTGTTTCTCATTAGAACTCATTTATTAAGCAGTAAGTAACTAACTTCTCAGTCTTCAACAACCTGATCATGGTCTTGTACTTAGTCAAGTTGTTTACCACCTGACACCCTGCAGACCACCATCCGATGCTATCTCCTGATACACCATCTAAGTTATATGTGTTAGGGTGGAAGTTAATACCGTAGTATCCTTCCTGTAGCTTACCCTGTTCCTCAGACTCAACGTCCTTGTCGGTGTCACGATATACTTTTATCTTAGATCCTAGCTGAAGCAATGCCTCTACTTTACCGTTGTGCTTTCCGTACTTCCAAAGCTTGTAGTACCACTCATCGGCTTTTACTACAGCAGCACCATCGTTGTTCACCTTCTCAAATTGCTTAAGTGTAGGTATACCCGGATTGGTTGTTGCTGTTGTTACCTCGATGAACTCTTCTCCCTTGAATAGGTATATCTTATCATCAAACTTATTTGGTGTGTCTTCTTTAGACCTAACACCCAATAGCCAATAGCCGGTAGGTATCTTTTTATAAGAGTCGAGTTGTTTAACTCTATCTAAGAGCTCTATGTCTTTGAATGTACGAACCATTATTATTTCTTTATATTTCTGTATGTCTCTGCTACACCCTCTGCCGCTCTGCGTATCTTTTTAACAGTTACCCAAACCATGCTAAGGATGTTGTTTCCTGATATGTCAAACCAATTCTCGTTGATCGATGCAAACTCAATGATTGAGAAGATGATCAATAGTCCGTTTGTAAATACTGCTGCATTTAATACGATGTCGTACTCTAACGCCTTTAATACTGACGATAAGAACGGTGTCAACACGTAGTAATCAAGTGGGAATAATGGTACTGCTAAAAAAGCATAACCAATAGACTTGAATAAATAACCTCTTCGAAGCATCTTAGACTCAAATACATCTCTGTACGTTCTATTCTCCTTCTTAGCAATATACTTTAATGAGATTAATTTTACAATGCTATCTATAAAGATCATACCCATTAGACAGATTACCGATAGCTCTACCGGTGCTAATAAAGATGTCAACGCTACTAAGAATATGGTTATTTTCTCTTTCATTTCCCCTGCCCCCTATATCTTTTTTTATAAAGCTTAGATATCTTGAGCTTTGATGTTTTGCTTTTTGAGTGAACGCCCGGACGAACTGCCTTAGGCTTAGCTGAAAACGATGTTGACGACTGAACCTTTGCCATTACTCTTCAGTTGGTACGATTTCAACTAATTCATTTAACTTATTTAAAGCTTGAATGATAAATGCTGTATCATTAAGATTAAATACACCTTTCAACGTAGCATTATTTAATGCCTGTTGTAAAATTTCAATTGCTTTTTCTTTAGTCATTGATAATTACATTAATTTGTTCTGTCTGCTCTGCTGTTAAAGCTGTTACAAACCACTCATGCCCCATCATAATACGAATGTGCTCAACATTTCTTTGAATAGTATCTATATCTTCTTGTGTTTTCTCATCTTGCATATTAATTTCATTAATTAAATTAACGCTATCAAATGCGGCTGATACGCTTTGAGCAATTTGCTCTTGTGTTAGGTTTTCCATAATTATGCTAAAAGAATTTTTTGTGCTACTCCGTTAATTACTACTGACCAAGTTTTAGTACTTGACAATGATTCAGTTGTTACTGAACCTGCGTTATAACTTGAACTACCTACTATAAATTGATTATTCGCTGTTGCAGTTGCTGAACGTCCTATAATTACACCTCCTGTAAAAGTAGATGAATTAGAGGATGTTCCAATTACAATAGCATCAGCTCCCGCTGTAGCTTGAAATCCAACAGCTACTGAATAGTTAGTACCTACAGAAGCACCTCCTGCTTGCGCACCAACTCCTGTATTACCTATACCTGTTTGTATATTTGTATTTGCATTTGTACCTATACCTGTATTATTTGAACCTGTTGTAATACCTCCATTAGCTTGAAATCCGATAGATGTATTACTTGCGCCTGTTGTTGATTGATATTGAGCTTGAAAACCAATGGCTACATTGTTAATAGATGTAGTAGCGGCAGTTAATGCATTGTATCCAATAGCAACGTTTTGCGTACCTGTTGTCATTGTTTTTAGTGAAGACCAACCTAATGCACTATTTGAAGCTCCTGTGTTATTTAATAAAGCTTGGTAACCGACAGAAGTATTATTACTTCCTGCGCCTACGTTTCTAAGTGATTGATAACCAATAGCGGTATTCTGAGCTCCACCTAAAGCTGAAAACATTGACTCAGAACCAATTGCTGTATTGAAACTTGCAGTAGTAATATTTCCTAATGAGGAGCTGCCATAAGCTGTGTTGTCTGAACCTGTTGTTACAGAAAATAATGAGTTGTTACCATAAGCTGAATTTCTTGCACCTGTGGTATTGCTTCTTAATGCAGAATCACCAAAAGAAGTATTTGAAATAACGTTACCTTTTCCGTTATTCCACAAAGTTAAGTCAGTAGCATTTGTCTCTACCCATGCAGGGAGTCCTCCAATTACTAAGTCCCCACTTCCGAGAACAGAAGTGCCATTGATTGTCTTAATATTTGTACCGCTTACTAAAGCAGCTTGTTTACCGTTAAAGGTATTCCAATCTGTTGAGGTTAATGCTCCTGTTGTTGTAGTATTTGCATTTGCAATACTTATTGCAGGTGTAGCTCCACCACTTGATGCAATTGGAGCTGTTCCTGTTACAGATGTTACTCCACCTGCTGCTCCAATAATCTGAGCTCCTGTAATCTTGCGGCTACCTGCTGAACCTGCAAGTGATAGCTCTAACTCATCTGTTGAGATTAAGTTTCTTCCTAGTGGTGTTAATTCACCTATCTTTTTTCCTGCCATTTTTTAGTCTGTTATACGTTCGTAACCGTCGTCAGTTAATCTATTTTCTTCTACGATGTCAGTAACACGCTCATTAGAGTATACAGGTGTGTCAGAGTTCTCCCCTGAAATACCTATCATAATTGCTATCTGTATACCGTTCATCATCTTACCAAAGAGCTACAAAGCCTGATGCTGTTGTGTTTGTTGAGAATACCTTAAGTATCTGAACAGGTAAGAATGTCCCACCTAGTACATTTGTAAAGGTAACATCCTGTCCGCTTGCTGTAAGTACACGAAGGTTTCCTCCTGTCCCAATATACAGTACACATCCCTCTTTTCCGTTCTGAGCATATATAGTATATGATACTCCTGATACTGTAAAGATGTTTGCGTTTATCAATAGATTGGTATCGTCAAGAACACGAGTAACAGTAGCTGACACATTTGTAGAGTTATTAACTACAACGTCACCAACCTGAACTTTTCTAATTACAAACTCTCCTGTAACATCCTCTAGCTGATTAACACTTACTGAACCGGTTACTCCCGACTCAACTACATTTGGGAAAGGAATATTTGCATCGTCAGACTTTACTATGTTTAGTGCGGTTCCAACCTGCAATTTTTGATAATTTGCCATCTTTTATATTTTATAAGACAAAGATAAGCAATATTTTAAAACAAAAAAGCCACCTGTGAAGGTGGCTCGATTACTTTGTGTTGGAATCACTAAAGTATATTCAATTTTGTTTTATTATGGGAATACCTGAATCTGAATGATTGCGTTATCTAAGTAACCATCTGTAAGTGCATTTGTAGCAGGGTTCTTAGTTGTAATCTGAATAGAGTCAGCATACCAATAAGATGACACATTTATTAGTCCTGATGCAGTTGCAGGAATAGCAGCCTGCGGCAATATAGTAACAATTGTCTTATTAGTAAGTGTCCCTGCAGGAAATATAATCTGATACTGACCTACTGCATTTCTTGACATTATACTTGGTAGAAAATCTGCAACATAAGGTCCCTGAAGGTATGGGTCACCTGTGCCTGACTGCCCCATAAAAGAAATTAGCATTTTTGGAGCTACTGAATTTTTAACATCCTCAATAGTAAAGATATTTCTCTGTGCATTTGCTAGCTTAGACCCCTTATTCTGAGTCTCTACGTCTGCCGGTACGGTATGGAACTTAGTCCCTGATGGTATTGTTGCCATGATTATTTTTTACAAATATACGATTTATTTTTGGTAAGGAAATG